AAGCATATCTTTATCGACAGCCTAATGAAGTGCGTTAAGGGTGAGGATGACTTCAACGGTCAGAAGAACTTTATCGACGAGCTAACGGCATTGGCTAGGGATCATTCGGTACACATCCACCTAGTTCACCATATCCGTAAGCTGGTTAATGAGGAGCAGCAACCGAATAAGAATGACTTGAAGGGTTCTGGATCTATTTCGGATCAGGTAGACAATGTGTTTCTAATGTGGAGAAATAAGAAAAAAGAGAACATGAGGAACCGGGGCGAACAGGTAGACGAGACACAGCCTGATGCTTACCTAATGTGCGAGAAGCAGCGGAACGGTGAGGCTCAGGAGTGGTATGGTCTTTACTACCATAGTAACAGCCAGCAATTTATAGAGAAGGTTGGCGCTATGCCTATGGATTTTGATAATAAAGGACGGTTTAGTGCATGAAGTTTCATTGAAAATTCATTCAGTTGAAGACCACAGGCATCGTTGTGAAGTCTCGCAAGTGTTACGCTGGAGAACAGAAGACAGGAACAAGGCTATTGATTACCTAGCTAGGGTTAGAAAAGCTAGGGGTGATGTAGTAGCAGACAAACTAGCCAATGACTGCAAAGAGCAGTGGGCTAAAGGAAACAGAGGGCTAAAGGGAGATTGGCGTTGAGAGCTTACAGAGTAGATGGAAATCAGAAGGCTATTGTTGCTGCACTGCGGGAAGAAGGGTTTATTGTCCAGCACTTACATAAAGTTGGAGAAGGCTGTCCAGACTTGCTTATAGGTCATAGCCAAAACGGCAAACGTTATAACGTACTGCTAGAGCTTAAAGACGGGGATGGCAAGCTAACGGCACAGCAGGTTATATGGCATGCGGGATGGCGAGGTCAGGTAGCGGTGGTTAATAACGCAAAGGACGCAATTACTGCGGTTTACGATGCCTGCAAATAAGAAGCCAAGAAAGCCTAGAAAGTACATACCAAAGACGCTACCACTAACCATTAGGCATAACGCAGAGTCAGAGACAGCCTTACAACTAGCGCCTCATTCTGAGCTAATGAAGTTAAGAGAAGGCTACGGAGACGAAGGTAGTTGGAACACCATAGTTGCTAGGCTAAATATCGGGTTAGTGGCTGCTAACGCTATTGGCAAGGAAGATCAAGCTAAACAGATCAGGATAGGGCTAGATGCCATGCTAAAGGTACAGACTAGGTGCGATAGAACGGGCAAATGGGGCTTATCTGGCAGTGACTTAAGGGAAGTAGGTGACGGGCTAGTGCTTACTGATAACTTACAGCTATCGTTAACAAGAAAGCAATTTGCTCAGGCGATTGATTATGTTTACCAACACGCAGCCAAATAATTTTACATATGAAAACAATTGATCCGCATAGAGCAATAAATCACATTATTAAAAGTGCAAGTGCTTATGCTCAAGCTAAAGCCGAAGTTACATATTTAGAGCAATTTCGTAAATCAAAAAAGGCAATCCTATTTAATAATTCAATCGGGAACACTATTGCAGATAGAGAAAACTTTGCGTATAGTCATCCAGAGTACTTAGAGTTGCTTGAAGGTCTAAGGGCTGCGGTAGAAAAAGCGGAAACGTTACGTTGGGAATTAATTGCGGCGCAAGCGAGAGTAGACGTTTGGCGCTCACAGGAAGCTAGTAACCGGAATATAGATAGATCAACTCAATAAGAGGATAATATGAACGACACAAATATAGTAGATGATAGCAACCTAGCGCAATGTTGCTTTTGTGGATTTATAGACGATTGGGATGAGATACCTAAAGGTAAATGCTCGTTTACAGAAGATACTCTTACTGAGTGTCCAGAGTGCGGTGACGTAGACGGATTCGCCGACTATGATCCAACGAACATTGCTCGACAGCAGCGAATTGCCGCTAACCTTGCGAAAGCTGGCTGATTGGGAAATTGAGGCGTTAGGTATCAAGCACTTCGGTAATCTCTATTACTACTATCCAGACCAGATTAAAGCTCTGGTTCTGGATGTCCATAAGAAATATCAGAGGAATAAATGACCACTTGCGAGCGATGCGGAGAATCTAACCCGGCTGAGATACATACCTGTACACCTAAGAGTGAAGAAGGTTGTGCCGAATGCGGCAAGAAAGCATCGGACGGTTGGGCGCTGTACTGCGTCAAGTGCAGTGAGCGTGAATGGCAGGGTCTGACGGATGAGGTGATTTGGCTTGAATACCAACGACTGTGGCCGTTTCATCCGGCGGAGGAGCCAACATTGGCTAAAGACATTGTGAAGTTTGCCAGCGCCATTGAAGCCAAACTAAAGGAGAAGAATGCGTGAGTAATGAACCTAAAAAATCACTTTGGAGAAAACGCAGCGACAAAAGACGGGAAGAATTGCCGCCACAAAACAAATAAATGATGTATTATTCCATTGGTTTCACTATCATCATGGAGATGACAATGGAAGAAATTTGGAAAGATATACCGGGGTATGGTGGTCATTATATGGCATCAAATCTTGGCAGAATCAAGGTAAAAGCTAGGAAAATAAGGAAATTCTGCGGCTTACATGGGAAAGAAGTAGAGCAGATATATAAAGAAAGATTATTGAGTTCTACAAAAGCAGACAAATACGGTCATATGTCTGTTCATCTTGGTGTTGATAAAAAGAAATATGCTGTTGCTGTACATAGGTTAGTTCTATTTGCTTTTGTTGGTTACCCTCCTAACGGGCATGAAGGTTGTCACAATAATGGGATAGCAAGTGATAATAGGATTGAGAACTTGCGGTGGGATACTCATGCAAACAACAATCTTGACAGAAAAAAGCATGGTAAATATTTATCTGGGAAAGATCATCCTATGTATGGAACAAAGATGAGTGATGAGCATAAGGCTAAATTATTAAGTTTTCATCTTGGGAAAAAAAGATCACAAGAATGGATAGATAACATGGCAAAAGGAAGAAAAAAGAATGCTTTACAGAAACAAGAAGATTCTTGAAATAGTGCGAAATTTTCCTTGTCAGCATTGTGGAAAGCAAGACGGAACGGTTGTTGCTGCTCACTCAAATCAGTTGCGCGATGGGAAAGGAAAAGGTATAAAGGCTAGTGATTACAGGATTGCTAGCCTTTGTTTTATTTGTCATATGGAGCTAGATCAAGGCAAAAATCTATCTAAGCAGGAACGGATAGAAATGTGGGAAGAAGCGCATAGGAAAACATTAGGTTTACTTTTTGACAATGGTCATTTAGAGGTGAATTTACAATGAAGAAAACCAAGGCCGAGAAGAAGATGAGCAAGGTCTATAACGAGTTCAAGGCTGGAACTCTGCATAGCGGTAAGGGTGGGCCTGTTGTTAAGTCTAAGAAACAAGCCACCGCAATCATGCTATCAGAGGGCCGTAAAGCCGCTAAGGGGAAGAAATGAAGACCGGACTGTATGCTGCAATTAATGCTAAACGCAAGCGCATAGCCGATGGTTCTGGCGAGAAGATGAAGAAGCCGGGAACTAAAGGCGCTCCTACTAAGGCCGATTTCAAGCAAGCGGCTAAGACTGCGATGCCTGTTCGTGGTTCCCGTACATCTAAGAATAAAGCCAAAAAATGAAACCTTGCCCTAAAGTCTGTTCAGACATCCAGCTTAACCTAGCGAATAGGGATTGGGCTTTTAAGAATGTAGGCTATGGCCCGGCAAACCCAGAGGAACCTGAAGACTTCTGGGATAAACGTGCTGAGGAATGGGCTACGACTCCAGACAATGCACAGACAATGCGCTGTGGTAACTGTGCTGCATTTATCCAGACTCCTGAGATGATGGACTGCATTATCAAGGGTATTCAGGGTGAGGAATCAGACGCTGAGACTTACGCCAATGAGGTCGTAGAGGAATCCGATTTAGGCTACTGTGAGCTTTTCGAGTTCAAGTGCGCGGCTGATCGTACTTGTTCTGCTTGGCTGGTAGGTGGCCCAATCACTAAGGCTATGACTGAGAAACAGAAGAATATGCTCAGAATGGCTAAGATGGAGATGAAGGAAGAATATGGCAGCAGCATGGACGAAGAAGGCGGGGAAGAATCCTAAGGGTGGATTGAACGAGAAGGGACGTAAGTCTTACGAGGCTGAGAATCCCGGATCTAACCTAAAGGCTCCCGTTAAGTCAGGAGACAATCCTAGAAGGGCTAGTTTCTTAGCACGTATGGGCAATATGCCGGGTGCAGAGAAGAAGCCTAACGGTGAACCTACGCGCCTACTGTTATCCCTGAAGGCATGGGGTGCTAGCAGTAAGGCAGATGCTAAGAAGAAAGCAGCAGCTATTTCCGCTAGAAACAAGAAAAAGTAATGAAGCATACCTACGGGGTTAAGAACATTCACGTTAGGGAGTGGGGAGAAGGCACTGATGTATTAATCGGTGCTTTTTGTTCTATTGCGGACAATGTTGAGATATTCCTTGGCGGTAATCATAGAACAGACTGGGTAACTACTTATCCGTTTGGTCACATCAATAAAGAGGCATTCCCTTGGCATGGCAGAGGACATCCAGCGACTAAGGGCAATGTGGTTATTGGGAACGATGTCTGGATAGGATCAGGCGTTACGATATTCTCAGGCGTTACTATTGGGGATGGTGCTGTTATATCGGCTAAGTCTGTTGTGGTTAAGGATGTGCCTCCGTACTCGATTGTTGGTGGGAATCCTGCCAAAGTAGTGAAGTTACGGTTTACTGAAGACCAGATAAACAGGCTTTTAAAAAACCCTTGGTGGGATCTACCTGAGAGCCGTATCAATGAATTACTCCCATTGTTGTGTTCAAGTAACGTAGAGGATTTAATTGCAGCCATTAACGCTTAATTTAGGCTCCGGTAAAGACTGGAGAGAGGATTGTCTAAACTCAGACATACAGGCTAGGGTAAACCCTGACTGGTGTTGCGACATATCTAAGGTTCAATGGGGTGAGCTAGTAGATACCCGGTTCGGACAGATCAAGATTAAGCCTGAGATGTTTGAAAAAATCGTCGCAAATGACGTTTTAGAGCATATTCCTGATTTAATTAGTGCCATGAGGAACTGCCGAGACTTACTTAAAGTCGGTGGTGAGTTCGTTATATCCGTACCCTATGAGCTAAGTCTAGGTGCATGGCAAGATCCTACGCACGTAAGAGCATTTAACGAGAATAGCTGGCTGTACTATACAGAGTGGTGCTGGTATCTAGGTTGGGAATCTGGCTTTAGGTTGGCAGAGCTTCAGTTTAAGCTGTCGGAATTAGGCTCAGAAATGTCTGAGAAAGGCGCTTCTGATGAGGAAATCCTTAGAACTCCACGAGCTGTAGACTCAATGAAGGTGACATTGTGCAAGCTATAGTTATCTGTACGGTAAAGAATCCCGGCGTAACGATATTGCTTGAAAGCATTAGAGTTTATGCGCCTACGATGCCTGTGTACCTATTTGGCAACAGCTTAGATCTTTGGCATAAGGCTAAGAGTATCCTGCCTAACTTGGTATGGAGGCCGAATCAGGCTGATAACTTTGGCGATGCTTACAATACAGCAATAGATTATGCCTTTGAGCATGGACGTTATAAATCAGTAATTGTGTCTAACGATGACGTTGTTATAACACCTAGTGCCATAGATGTGATGAAGAATGATTCGGAAATTCTGGAATCAAACGGCGTAAATGTCGGATTCTTGGGAGCTAGATCGGACTATGTATTGCCTGATCAGAACATTAGATTCCCGGTAGAGGAAGATGAGCGAGTCGGATTAAAGTGGGAAAGCGAGTTTTACATTAAGCCCACAGGAGTCATAGCACCAATATTTGCTACCATTAGTAAGAAGGCATGGGATGTAGCTAAGTTCCCTAGCACGAATTGGTATTCCGATAATATAATATGCCATGACCTGCAAAAAGCAGGGTTTGAGCATTTCGTATCAAGGGCTTATGTTCATCACGCAGGAAGCCAGACAGTAGGAACAGACTTTGAGAAATGCCATGAAGAACCACGAGAGTGGATAAAGGCTAACAGACCGGATATATACGAGGCATTTTATGGCTGACGGATTATTGACTAGCATTCTTGGCGCTATTGACCGCCAGAAACAGGCTACTAAGGCTGGCTTAGGATTGCTAGTTAATGATCCTATGGAATTTGCAAGAAATGCAACAGCACGATATTTCCCGACTCCTGAAGAAGTAGCACAGCAAAGAGCATTAGAGCAGTCTGGCGGTATAGCAATGAATACGCCATACATGGACAAGATGTTTAATTTAGCGCAATTTCAAGGGAGTATTAAGCCTACTGGATTATTAACACCAAACCAGAAGGCAATGGCTGAAATTAGAAAAATTCAGTCAGAAAGAACTCCAACAGATTTATCTTGGGCAAATAACCCAACAACAGCAGAACCACCAAGAATTGCTAATGCTTTGCCATTAGAGGATATTGTTAAAAATGCAGAAAATGCTAATGTAAAACTTGATATATCAAATAAAAACGGCGTTTTAAATATCTCAAAAATAGTTGTTCCAAAAGAACAAAGAGGCTCTGGAGTTGGTTCGTCAATTATGCGTCAACTTTCTGATTACGCAGACGCAACAGGAACTAGGCTTACGTTATCTCCATCTGTTGACTTTGGTGCAACATCAGTATCAAGGTTAAAAGACTTTTATAAGCGGTTTGGCTTTGTAGAAAATAAGGGAAGAAACAAAGATTTTTCTACTAGAGAAACAATGTATAGAGAAGCTCAAAAGTAAGCATGACATCCAAAGGATAATGCAATTATGGAAACAGATAACGATTTTAAAACGCCAGAAATCGGCAAAGGACTAGCAGGGCCGGGTAGGCCTAAAGGAATGCCTAATAAGGCTACTAGTGTCGTAAGAGAAGCTATAGCTAACCTACTAGAGCGCAATGCTCCTAACATGGATAGATGGCTTAATGAGGTGGCTGATAAAGATCCTCATAAGGCATTGGACATTATCCAGAAGCTCTCTGAGTACCATATCCCTAAGCTGGCTAGGACTGAGGTAACAGGACTTGACGGTGCTCCTCAGCAGCACGTAGTTACATGGCAGAAGTAATGCAATTTGACGATCTTGAGAACTTCAAGAACTGGTGGCTAGGCTCAAGACCTATTAACACACCAGACTTAAATGCCTTGACCTATGTTGCTGAGACGCATGGAGTTGTCTTATATAGGCAAGACTGCTATCAAGTTGAGATGTTTCTGGTAAAGCCTAACTCAGAGATAGATCCTCACATCCACCCTAATGTTGATTCTTTTGAGGTCTACATTGGCGGTGACATTAACTTTATGTGCAATGGTGAGTGGTTTGACCAGAATCTCATAGGCAACTCTATTCGCGTTTATCCTAATAGCTGGCATGGCGGTAAGTTTGGAGAACGTGGCGGATGTTTCTTATCGATACAAAAGTGGCTCAATAATGTAGAGCCTAAGTTTGTTGGGGATGACTGGGTAGATACTAAGAATACTGGTTCTTACAAAGAAAACAGGGAGTCATAGCCTGATGGCAGAGGTAATCGAGATTGCTTACAGGCCAAGGGATCAGCAGCTAAAGATCCATGAGGCAGTAGATAACCACAGGTTTACGGTGGTAGTGGCTCATCGTCGTATGGGCAAGACTGTATCCGCTATCAACCATCTGATAAAGGCCGCCATTGAGTGCAAGAAACCAAACCCACGATTTGCCTATATTGCTCCTACTTACGCTCAATCTAAGCGTGTCGCTTGGGACTATCTGCTGGAGTTCACTCGTCCTTTGGGAGCTACTGCAAACATCTCTGAGCTACGGGTTGACTTCTGGGGAAGAAGGATTAGTCTTTATGGTTCTGATAACGCTGATAGCTTGCGTGGTCAATACTTTGATGGTGTTGTACTGGATGAGATCGGAGATCAAAACCCTAAGATCTGGAACGAGGTCATCAGGCCAGCGTTAGCCGATAGGAATACAGACGATGCTCCTACGTGGTGTCTCTTTATTGGTACGCCTAAGGGTAAGAACCACTTTGCTGACTTTAGGGATAGGGCACAGACAGCGGAAGGATGGGCGTTACTTGAGTTCAGAGCCAGCGAGACAGGGATTCTTCAGGAAAAGGAACTTTGGGATGCCCGTAAAGAAATGGGCGAAGACAAGTACCAGCAAGAGTTTGAATGTTCCTTTAACGCAGCGGTTGAGGGTAGTTACTATGGTCAGATTATTAACGATCTCGAGGCCAAGTCTAGGATCACGACTATTGACCGGGATGACCTTTGCAAGTCTTTTGTTGCTTGGGATCTTGGTATGGGTGACTCTACTTGTCTATGGGTGGCTCAGTTGGCTGGCAAAGAAGTGCGGCTTATCGACTGCATCGAGAATCACGGAGTCGGTCTG